GCGTGTCAAATTGTTCTGTTCTCTCATTGCATTTGCAATCATATTTAACGATTCTTTTAAGTTTACACTCAAATGCTGGCCTCCGTCAACCCCATTATTTGCCATTCTGTTATATCTTTCGGTTTCGCCCTTATCTAAAACACGTTCGTCTTTGTGAATGTATGCCAAAGTATCCGCAGGTTCTTTCGTCAAACCGGTCATTCCCTGTGTGCCAAAACTTCTGTATGTTGGAGTGATACCGCCAAACTGTTGTGCATTTTTTAAAGTTTCCGAATCTCTTAAAGGATTATACCTATAATGATAGGAAGTTCCTGTCATTTCGTCATAATACGAACGACTTTCGTCTTCGAGAAACTTTTGATATGTATTTAATCTATCAATTACTTTTAGCATTTGATCTATTGGCAACATCTCGGAAGTTCTTTTTCCCTCATAGTCCTCATCGAGTTTATACATTGTTTGACCTTGCTTGTTTGTATAACTTTCGATTAAATCATCAATTCCCATCCACCCTACTTCATAATCCTCAAATTTCTTTAGTATAGCGTCTCTTCTACCACTCAATATATCTTTAGTCTGTTGAATGTTAGCCTTTACTCTCTCATCGATCATCTCTTTGAGGAATTTTCTGCCACTGTCGGTAGTTTGTTCATTTCTGGCTTTTTCCAACTCCTCCATGGTAGCACCGCTATATTTTGCTTCTAGATCTCTTTTAAGTCCTTTGTCACTAACAGCAATGCCTAGTTTGTCATTAATTGCTAGCCTTAGATCCAACATTAAATCTGTCCAAACACTCTTTAACCAACCAAAGAATCCTTTTTGTTTAATGTCTTCTGTTATTCCCAGCATGAATTTGCTAAAATCGTCAGCCATTATTGGAAGAACTTCTGCCAGTTTTTTCAAGGCACTCTGTACAGTCTCGGAACCTAGTATTTGTAAGAAGGTTTCATTAAAGACATCTCTAATTTTTTTCATTGCCAGTTCTAATTCAATAAATGTGTCTGTTAGTGTGTCTGTTTCACCTGCGGCACTTGCTTGAGAATTTAGGTAAGCGTTTGTAAATAGTGCCATTGAACTTCCCGCTTCACCGTATTGATCTCCCATCATTCCTAATATGGTAAAATATTTTGAATTTTTGTCAACAAAGGTTTTGTTGGTTTGTGCTAATCCCATCAACTGGCTGTGCATCGAGTTTGTAAACATTTCCAAAGAACCGGAATGGGCCTTTGCCTGTCCGGCTAGGCTTGTGAATGTTCGATTTAAGCCTGGCATCAGTGATGAAAGATTTTGTGCGCCTTCGGTTAGTGGTGCAACTCCCATCAATGCCGCCTGCATTGCTTCAGCCATTGCTGGACCGCCGGTGCTGGCCGCTTTGATTAATTCTTCTGATGCTAGTTTTGCACCCTCTGGTAGAGTAGCAAGGAAGTTTTCAAACATCTTGTTTTGTTTCATTCTGTTTAATTCTTCTTCTTGCTCGTCAGCAGTTTTACCTGAAATTTCTGATAGTCTTCTTAAGTTCTTGACATAGTCATCTGAATTTTCAACCAGATAACTCATGCTCATTGTACCTTTTTGAATTGCTAGAGCATTAGCGGCAACCAATTCGTTGTATCTTTCGCTTTGTTCTTCAAAACTTACTCCGTATCGTAATAGTGTTCTGCCAAACTTATCACTCATTTCGGCAGTTAATTCTACTGCTTTAGCGGCACCCTGTGTTGCGGTTCCCATGTACGCCAATCTTTGGGAATTTTTTGTAAGTTCCCCGGCCGCTTGTGCAAGCGATACGCCCAGTTTTGTGCCCAATCTGGTCAGTGTGGTCATTCTATTACCAAACATGATACCACTGGATGATAATTGCTGGAATGTGTTATAGTTTTTTTGAAGCAAACTAACAACCGCTTCAAGGGCACTGCCTAGGCCCAAAAAGTCTCCGGTTGCACTTTTGATACCTTTTGCAAGATCAACAACCGTTGGTTGTGCATCAATTAAGGATGTGCTAAACTGTACCGCCGCACTTCCTGCGTGTGCAAGGGCGGTAAACCCTTTAACAACACCACCCACAACCTTACCAAGGAGATTAAACCCAACGTTAACAACATTGAGACTTTTGCCTAGTTTTACCAAACCAGCGGTTGTTCCGCCGGCTCCACCACCAACTGCACCACCAACACCGCCGGTTCCTTTACCACTTTGGATTGCCTCCAAAATCTTCTTCATAGTGGCTTCTTCAGCCGCTCCGACTAGTTCTATGCGTTCGCCGTTGATTTCAGCAAATATGTTTGCCATTATTTAAATCCCCATTAAGTGCGTATATAAATACATTTACTAATTATTAGTATAACGTTATTTATAGAGGATAGCAACCATGGAAAATCAAAGCGTTTTAAGCAAGTATAAACGTCAACCAAAAATTTACTTGAATTTGCCCAGCGGAGGCAAGTTTTACAAATCCAACCCAATGGAAAAATCAGGGTCTGGAGAATTACCAATTTATTCAATGACAGCCAAAGATGAACTATTAATGAGGACACCGGATGCACTAATGAACGGTGACGCCACAGCAGAAGTTATAAAAAGTTGCTGTCCTTTAATCACCGATCCGTGGGATATTCCAATGATTGATTTAGATGCTATCCTAATTGCAATCAGAATTGCCACATACGGTGAATCCATGGACGTAGAAGTTCCGATTATGGGACTGGAAGAGCCAACTACCGAAAAAACATCGGTTGATCTTCGAGAAGTGCTTGACTCAATGCAGGGAAAAGAATGGCCTAACACATTCAAGTATCAGGATTTAACGTTTCACATGAAACCTTTAACCTACAAACAAAGCACAGGATTTTATCAATCCACATACGAACAGCAAAGACTTACAGGGTTGTTACAGAGAGAAGATGTACCAGATGAAGACAAACTTAAGGCTTTTAAAGAAGGCTTTAAAAAACTCAGTGCTGTAACATTAGACATGATTCTAAGCCAAGTTATTGCTATTGAAACTCCAGACGGAACAGAATCGAATCCAAGTGCTATTAGAGATTTCTTTAACAACACAGATAAGGATACCTTTGTAGCGGTTGAAAATCATTTGGAAGAAGTAAAAAATAACTGGACGATCAAACCTAGACGAATCAAGGTAAGCCAAGAACTTGTTGATAAAGGAGCACCGGAAGAAGTAAACGTTCCACTGATGTTTGATCAATCAAGTTTTTTCGTATCAAGGTAGCAACACTCTCGATTTCTGAAATTATAGAATACGTTAAAGATCTAGAAAATCAAGCAAAGAGTATTGTTGCCGATCTAATTAGATTATCCTGGTATATGCGTGGTGGACTTCAAATAAAAGATGCTTATCAAACCACCTTTGAAGAAAGACAAGCAATAGGTGAACTTGTTCAGGAAAATTTTAAAAATACCAAAGATACTGGAATTAGTTTTATCTAATTGATTTAAGCAAGGCTCGCAGTTTATTTCTGCCTTGTGGATCATCCAATGCTGTTCTTACCGCTTGAAGAACCGGAGCAAGTTCAGATAGTTCATTTTTGCTAGGCACTCTGCCCTGCTGTATTTTGTTCAACCCTGTAATAATAAGTTGTGGATTTTCAAATCCCAATTCCTGCTTGAGCATGTTCAAACCACTTCTGGTTTTGCTGTCGGTGTTACCTTTTTTATCCTTGGCTATTTCATCACCGTCATCGTATGCGTTTTTAGCCTTGTCGATTTTTTTGACTATTTTGTCTTTAAGTCCTTTTAGTCCCGTAGGATCATCAAAGCCTGATGCAAACGCACCAAGTGCATTAGTTGGATCTTTTGTTTTTACGGTTTGTGTAGTTTGTGTTGATTTGCCAATACCAAACTGTTTTTTCATTGCCGCAATTTCTTCTTCTGTGGGAGTGTTGCCCGCAATGTTGACCTGTTGAACACCATTGGGTGTTTCGACTTTAATAACTGGCATTAGTTAAATCTCCAAACACCATCTTTGCCCTGTGTCATGCCACCCGCGGATTGACCTGTGCTTGTGGGTTTAGTATCTGTACCCCCGGTATTAGGAGCAAAAGAACTTGCGCCTCCTAGGTCAGCACGTTGTTGGAATCCTGCTCTAACAATGTACATGAGAATTTGATCAATTGCTTTGTCGCTTAGTATTTGGGATTTTGGTACCGCTTCATACATGCTTGCGGCTACTTTTTCTTGTTCCTTGCCACCATCCTGCACGTTGAGATTTGGTTTTAGTGCGGTTGGTTTTGCACCGGTCATTTTTGGTAAACCTTTTTTAAAGTTCTTCCAACCCTTGGCAATTTTTTGTGCTATGCCTGGGTTTGGTTTACCTACACTTTTTGCAATAGAATCTAATTCCTGTGTGTTAGCAATTGGAAAGCCTTTTGCTTGTAGGTACTGTACCATAATTTCTTTTGTGGGTTGCTGTGCATTAGCGTTTTTCCAAAAACTGGTAAACTGCTTTTTAAGTGCATTAGCCTCTTTGCCAATCGCGCCAGCGTCGGCGGCTCGCTGAGAGCCCATTTTTGCGGCAACTTTATCGCCTAGACCTTTTAGCATACCGTACGGTGCTTCATCGATCTTTTTTGCTTCGTTTAAAACAGCAACTTCATTAATTTTCATACCAAAATCTCCTAATCGTATTTATATAATCACAGTTTGAAACATATAAAACCAAATAGCGTAGTTTAATTGTAATAAGTACTTACCTAAATATTTACACGATGATTACAAAATATATAGTGTACGAAAATGGTGTAGAAATAACCGTTGCTAATTCACAGGAAGAAGCACACACTTGCATAGAGTGTATGCGTACACAGAATCCACATAAAGAATACGAGTTAAAGGAAATTCAGATTAGTTCAGTTAAACCTGGTTTCGGAAGAGATCCTGATTTACATTAACTAATACAAGTAAAGTGAACTGCGTTCACTTGTGTTTTTCGCTATCGCTCAAACACCACTTTCTTTTTCTTAATATATAAGAACAATAATTGCGAAGCAATTTAGCATCATGTAGATTGTTTCAGTCAGACGGAACCTGTTTACGGTTCCATCTAATCTTGAACATCATGTGAGTTCGTCACAGCCAAGACTTGGAAGTAGGTTTTTGTTTATACACCTGTTTGTGGGGCTCTGACCTTTCCCCTACCTACGTCGACATCACGTAAAAATCTGCTAACAAATCGCTTTGCTATCGCAAGCCGCTTCGCGGCATCTTACGCTACCTCCCGCCTCGTTCCGTTGCGGAGAGTTTTTTCAAACACAGTGTTTTCGACTGACAGCATTCAATCTCCGTTAACCAGTTGGCCCAATTTGTTTGATGGCTTACCTCACAGTGGTGGTCGATCAACGTGTACGAGTGTCCTTCTCAGGGGACCTTTTACTCAGCGGTATTTGCAAACTGGCCCGCCAACCTTATGTGCTGTTATGTTTTGCCTAATTTTTCGAGTGCTTCTTTGAGAATCTTTGAACTGCCTACTCTTACATTAATAATTCCGTTATAATACTCGTCTGTCTCTAATACTCTGCGTTCAAATTGTTCTCTAGCCTCAAGATAACTCATTAAGCCTCTGCTATTACAAAAATGGAGAATTTCGCGTGTGAACTTTTCTGGGCCTAGTGCCTCAACGTCTGCCTGTAAATGATCTGAAGATCCCCAATAGTCTCTCCAATCACTTTCAACTTTGCTTCTTCGTTTGTTTTTCTTGCCTTTGAGTGGTGGGCGTGTTTTCTTGAATTTTGCTAATTTTTTGCCTACGTACTTACGATTGTTGGTAGTGTTTGTTATCAGGTAAACAAAACCTTCGCAATCTTGCGGAAGTTCTTGTACTATTTTGCCCTGATAAGTCCACTCCATAGTGATACTTACCGTGCCTTAAATTTAGGTGTCTTGATTCTGGTTTTGAGTCTTATTTTGCTTTTTTTCCGTTTTTAATGCCTTGCGTTTTGCCTGTATTTCGTTGCGTCTGGTCGTGGCTAACCTTCTAATATCACTAAGAATAACTCGTGCTTTGCGTCCAGTTTCATCAAAACCTTTTGCTTCAAAGCGTTCCTGTGCGTTATAGTAATCCATCATTGCTTGAACAAGCAACTCATGGGTAGATTTAGGCATTCACAACCTCCGTGTCGTTGGAATATGAAGTGAATCCGTTATCCTTAATTACCTTCAAGATGTTATTCACACGTGAAGATAGTTCATCTTTGTGCGAAATGAGATATATGTTTTTACCACGATCTCTAGCCATCTTTTTAAGAATACCGATTGAACTTTCTACACCAGCGGCATCCAATCCGTTATCAATAAGTTCGTCAATAAACAACAAATTAATGTTCTGATATAGACTTTCCCAAACGTCACGGAACGCCCAACTCATTGATAAAATAAGTCTATTTCGTTCTCCTCTACTGAGGTTATCAAAGTCTAAGTCACGTCCTAGTTCTGTAATTTGTACCGTTAAATCGTTCAAAAATAATACCTGATGCGGTAATCCTGTGCGTTCTAGATAGTATTGTAAACGCTTGTTAAGGAATGCCAAGTTTTGATCAATAATACGCTTACGAATAAAAGAGTCCTTGCTTGTTAACAGTTTGTACAAGAAGTCCATATGTTCCTTCATTTCAGTTAGAGCATTAATATTGTCCCAACTTACTTCTTGTAGTGCTTGTTCACGCAATTCTTTCATTTGTTCTGTATACGGATTTAATTCTTCTTCTTTTTCACGTTTTCGATCTTCTAGACTTGCAAGATTGTTTCTATGATTATATGCTTCTTCACTGCTATCATAAAATGTTTTCGGACATCCGTTAATATTTCCAATGTCATCTATTTTCTTTTGTACATCTTTTAACTGCAACACGATGCCGTCAATATAAGTTTGACTTTCTGTTACATCATTTTGTTTTTCAGCAAGAATTTTTCCATGTGCTTCGTCATGTAAATCCTGTCCACAAGTAAAACATTTTTTGCTTGCAATGTCTTTTAATTCTTGTTCATATTTTGAATGTGTGCGTTCGGCACGTAACAAACTACTTTCTAAACTTGCCTTTTCTTTATTAAGATTGGTAAGTTCGTTGTTTTTGTTATCCCATTCTTCTTTGTTTTTATGTGCTTGAATTTCTGCATCAATATCAACCGTAATTAATTGACTAATTGCTTTGGTTGTTCTTGCAAGTTCTTCTGCTTGATTTGCGTCCCATGCTTTTGATTTAATTTCTAAATTGTCGATTGATTCTTGTACTTTTTTGTTTGCTGTTTCAATACCTTTTATTGTTGCTTCTTCTTCACTAATAGCATCACGCACACGCTTTTGTTCATCTTTTAGACGTTCTGCTTTTTCGGATAGGATGGTGATGCCCAACAACTGCTCAATAATTTCTCTTTGATCATTGGCTTTGAGTGAAAGGAAAGGCTCAGTGTATGTGTTGAGCGCCACCAAATGCTTGAACATGGTGTGTGTCATGTTCAGTAATTGTATAATATCTTCTTGTGTTTTACGACTGTCGCCCTGTGACTCGTCAATGTCGTCAGCAGTAACATCGATATCTTCTCTAAAAAATTTAAGAATATTTGGCTTACGTCCACGTTCGATACGATAATTTTGACCGTCTTTTTCAAACTCAACGGTAACCAACATACCTTTGCCGTTGGTTTTATTAATTAAGTTTTCTCTACGAATTTTTGTAAGTGCTTCGCCATACAATGCATAACTTAAAGCATTTACAATGGTAGTTTTACCCGTACCGTTACGAGAACCTGCATCGTCTCCACCTAAATCTAGGTTTTCTCCTAGTACAAGTGTTAATAAGTTCTTATCAAAATCTACTGCTTGAGTTTGGTTACCCACACTCATAAAGTTTTTAACTGTTATTGTTTTGATTTTAAACATTATAATCCTCTATAGATATCCAACAACAGATTAGGTTTATATGTTGTGCTATCTATTTTTGTTATTTGATCTGTTACAATTTGATCCACTGATTCAAAATCAATTTCGCCTGATTCTAGTTTGTTTATTTCGTCATCAGCATTGGTGTCAGGCAATAAACTAATTTCTCTAATATCATATTGACTTGAAAAGTTTTCTTTAATAAAATTTGCTTCTTCGTAACTGATATCAATATCGAGTGTTACTCGCAAATACAGATTTTTAGGAGAAAGTATTTCTTCCGTTTTATCTAGTAATCTGCTAAGTGGTATAGTTCTATATTTTGGACAATCCGGCCAGTCGATGAACTCGGGCTCACCTCCCCATTCTAATATCATCATACCACGCTCATCATCCCAGGCATCGGCGTAATTGTGTGGAAAGGCATTGCCGATATAATAGATGTTTTTGCGTTGCTGACGTTTGTGGAAGTGGCCCGTGAACACCATTTCTTGGTTAGCAAAGTCGTCTGCTTTGATTTCTCCTGTATCAGGCATTTCAACCATAGCATTCATTTTGAAGTTAGGAAGTTCAAAGTGTCCAAACATATATTTGCACTTCATCTTTGCAACTTCTTTCCATTCTTCTTGCACTAACCATGGAACCAATGCAACATCATCAATGATCATTGGCTCGTTTACCACAGTAATACCTGGTACGTGTTTACCAAATACTACACTGTGAATCTCTCGTTTGTCTTTGTAATACAAATCGTGGTTGCCTGGAAAAAAGTAAAACTTATCAAATGCCTTACCTAGTTTTTCCAGTGAACGCAAACTAGCATCCATGGTGGTTAAATTTAACGCACTTCTGTTATGATGCCAGTCGCCTGTGAATATACCTACATCACAGCCGTTTGCTTTTGCTTGTTCAATATACCAATCGATGAATCTTTCGCAATCATCGTTGTGAATTTTTGAGTTACTTTTGAGACCGAAGTGTATATCCGTGAATACCGCGGCCTTTTTAAATAATTGTGCCATGCCTTTCCTTATACTAATCTCTATATTATACGAGATTTTAGTTTAGTTTGTCAACCTAATAATCTGCTTTTGGACGTCTAATACTCTTGTAAAATTCTGCCAATTTTTCTTTATCCTCTCTAAACACTTCTTGATTCTGTCTTGTGAAAGAAGGATTAAGACCATTTTCTTGTAGAATGTCGTCTCTAATATTTTGATTTTTCTTTTCTATGTTTAGTACCCGTGTAAACGAGTTTGTAACAGCCGCCGTGTAATACGCAAACGGGTTTTCACTTTTGCTTTCGTCAAACTGTAAACCAATTTGCGACAGTTGTAGCACAGCCTGTGCTCGCATTTCGTCGTTGTATGTGTATCCACGCCAGTTGCTTCTTGTTCCATAACGATCAGCAAGTTTTAAGAACATGCGTCCTAGTTCTTCCGAAATACGACCGTGATCCTTGCTAAAATAGCCGTTGTGTACTCCACCTTTCCAGTGGCTCTTACCAACACAAATTAAGTTGTCCTTTGCATCATACTTCCAATGTTGAAAAGGAGGAAAGTTGCAACGTTCATGTTCATCTGCTACTGTTTTGGTTTTGCGTTTACGCCCAGGTGCTAGTGGAATATGATCAAACGTCATGATTCTAAAAATCAAATCAGTTTTGTCAATTTTACGCCAATCCGGTGTAACATCCGCTAGTTTTGTCTTTTTATCGCCTGATTCACGTGCTTGCTCGTATGCTTGTTTACCGATACGTTCTGCACGATTACGCTTTGCTTCTGCTACTGTTAGTCTGTTAACTTTGTCTAAATTTGCTAAAATGATATCATATGTCGCATACTCGTCGTCAGCATACGAACTAAAACTGTTCTTACTTTTATGGATCTGTTTAAGCAGATCTCTGTTATTCAAATATTTTACTTTTCTCATGAGAGTCTCCATGTATAAGTAGTATTATAAACTACGTAGTTAAAAATTGCAATAAATATTGTTACCAAAAGGAGCCAAAATAATATGCCAGATAAAGATGATTGGTGGAAAACAAATTCCAACCGTTCAAAAGATGCCGCAAAGCAAGGAGCCAAGGATACCAGCACGTCTTCGGGTCTTAATGGTTTTGGTACCAATCTTGTAAAAAATTTAAAAAATGCAACCGGGTTAGGCGGAGCATTTGAAAGGCTTGGCGAAAAACTAGGCAAAGGTGGAAAAGAACCTGCTAAAGAAGAACCATTGAAACAGTTTTGGCAAGAAGGTGGAAAAGCATATGAACGTGATCCTCGTATCAAAATAAGAATTCCCAGAAATTATTTACAGGGTCCTGCAAGGCATCTAGCAGATGTAGAAGATAATGCAGTTGTTTTCCCCTTTACTCCACAAATAGTTGTACAAACAAGGGCAAATTATAATGGATTAAACCCTGTGCATAGTAATTATACATTTTATTCATATCAGAACTCACAACTGGAGGCAATATCAATTGTTGGAACATTTTCAGCACAAAGTTTAGCCGATGGTAGATATATGCTTGGTGCAATTCATGCATTGAGATCTGTTACTAAAATGAGTTTTGGGTCAAGTGGTAATTCAGGTGCACCACCCCCTGTGTGTAGACTAGACGGTTATGGTGCATACCAATTTAATAACATGCCTGTGGTAATCAGTAGTTTCTTTTACACTCTAAATGAAGACGTTGATTACATACAAATTACAGACGAAGCAAGCGGAAAAGCAACAAATGTACCAACAAGAGCAGAATTTACTATTGAATGCTTACCAGCATTTTCAAGAAGAGATCAGGCTCAGTTTACTATTGAAAAATTTATAACAGGTTCTGAAACAGAATCTAAAGGAATGATCTAATGTCAATATATTCAAAAACAAGTTTATATGGGTCAACATTGCAGGAGAATCAACAATTAGATATTTTAAATTACAGAAAGATTCCTGAACTTACTGATGACGTATTATATGAAATAAGACCACAATATAATTATAGACCTGATTTACTAGCAAGTGATTTATATGATGATCCTAATTTATGGTGGGTTTTTAAATCAAGAAATCCAAGTGTGCTAGAAGATCCTATTTTTGATTTTGTTTCAGGAGTTAACATTTATATCCCCACAGAAGATACAATAAGAGCCGTCATCGGAGGAGCATAATATGGCAAACACTGAATCATGGGATTGGACCAGATTTTATCCTGGTGTAAAAGGTCGCCATAACGTACTTCACGATTATAATCTTTACAACTATAATTTTGCACTAGTAGCATTATCTGCGAATCAACTCGAAAATCCCGACAGTTATAAAAATCAAATTTTTACCAATGGAAAAGAAAATCCAGGATTTTATGTTGTTGCTAGATCCGGCGGATATGGTAGAGATAACAGTACCGGAGGATACAAACAATCAGGTGGGTCTCGAGATAAAGATATTTTCATACAAACTGTTCGTTTTGAAACAGTGTGTGGAATAAACAGCATGGGTAACAGTAACCTAACCAGAGGAACAATGACTTTTGTTGAACCGTTTGGTGTTGCTGGACTGTATGAAGAATTATTTGCCGCCGCAAAATTTGCAAAACACGAGAATTATATTAGAGCACCGTTTTTATTAGTGGTAACATTTGTAGGTAGAACTGTTGACGGAGATGCTGTTATTCCTGAAAAGACAACTAGACATATTCCTATAATGTTTACAAAAAGTGACATGACTGTTACGGAAGCAGGTGCAGAATATAATGCAGAATTTGTAGCATACAATGCGATGGGAGGATCAAATATAAATCAAACACTATGGGATGATGTCGAAGGAAGAACGAGAGAGACTGAAACAGTAGAAAGTGTTTTGACTCATTTGTTTTATCAACAAAATGAAAAATATGAAAAGATGATAACAAAAACTCAGGAATCTGAACAAGCCAAAGGTAAAAATGCGTCAGCCTTTGTGGCAGAGAGAATTGATAAAGCAAGAGAAATAAGAGGGCAATCAGGCAAGGGGTCAGAAGTACCAATTGATGCTTTTGTTCCTGAAAAATGGTGTATTTGGTTTGCACAAGATTATTCATCGTTCCCTCCAACGGTGGGTCCGGGCACCAAGATGACTTACAAAGATTGGAAGACAAAAGCAGAATTTATAATTGACACAGAAAAATCTACTCCCGGAAGTAGCAGTGCTCCTTTTACTAACAAATTTGCAGAAGCAAACTTTGACACAGACTCGGGTTTTATACCAACACCAGGTCTAAAAATTAAAGATTTTGATAAATCAGTTGATGACGAAACAGACAAAATAAAAGCGGAGCAAGACAAAATTAAAACCGCACAAGGTGTTCTTACTGGTACAATAAATGCGTACAAGGCTACAAAAAAATCGTTAGTAGCAACAGCAAAATTATATATTACAATTCCAGAAGAAAAGAAATCAAGTTCTCCTGATATTAAAGCAACGTCGGCACCAAAATTTCTAATAGAAGAAACGACCAAGCAAACACAAGAACTAGAAAAAATTGCAACATCTGTTGCTTTAACTCCGCCAACGGTGCAATACGTTAAGGATGATCAACCACCTGCAAATACTACTCCGACCACAAAGGATACCCCAACTGTTGCAACATTGATGGCTAAAATTACAGAATTAGATGGAGAAATTAAAAAACAAGCAGGAGAGATTAAAAAAGCACAAGAAGCCATTGAGGCTAGTAGCAAAACGGTTGGAACACTTAAAGCCACACCATATACACTGTTTGGTGAAAAGGCAAGTCCATGGAGTTTCAAAAAAGGATTTAACTTATCAAACGCAATCCATCTTCTAATAGCAAATTCATCCTATATGAAATTGTTTACAGATGCAGGCAAAGTAAATGAAATAGCACAGAGCGAATATATACCTTGGTATAAAATTGATATCGTACCGAGAATAATAGCATTTGATGTTGTAAAAATGGATTTTGCTTATGAATATCATTTTATTGTTTCCCCTTATGATATACATTATAGTAAATTTCCTGGACTTCAAATTATTTTTTCAACAAGAAAATTAAGAGAAAGAGCAGTAAGAGAATACAACTATACCTACACAGGAAAAAATTTAGATGTTTTAAGATTTGATGTTAGATACAACAATTTGTTCTTTACACCGATGTTACTAGTTCCGCCGGAAGAAGAAGCAAGTTCATCAACGGAAAATGCAGTAAAAACAAATAATGCTTTTATGCCTAAAACTATGTACCAAGATGCAATCAACAACCTACAGAATGGTGTTTCAAATTATTTAGGCGCTTCGGGTGGCTTGCCGTCACAGATGATTGAAAAAAGTCAATATAGAAGAACACAGGTTACTAACAGGGCACAAATTGCTCAAACCCTGCAGGATTTTCTTTATAATCCACCAGCAGAGCAAGCATTAATTAGAGCAGAGATTACTATAATAGGCGACCCTGTTTACATAATAGGAAGCGGAATAACTGAAAGACCAAAATTAAATTCAACCGATCCTATAGTTGAAGATACGGGAGAAATGAATACATTTACCAGAGAGCCTGATATAGTTTTTAGTCTAAGGTACCCTGACGATATTCCTACTGCTTCAGAACTTGAACAGGGGGTTGACGTACAACAACGAATTAAAGAAGGAGGCCTAAGCGGTCTTTATCAAGTTGTAAAAATTGAAAATATGTTTGAAGAAGGAACATTTACACAAACAATACATGGTTTAAGAAGACCAAATCAAGAAAAAGATTATGAGAATCCGGGTCGTAGGACCTTCTTAAAAACAGACGGTTCAGACAATAAGGATTATAAAGCAAATAACGAGTGGTCAAACAGAGGAAGATAATAGGAGAAGCAAGATGTTTCCAACAAGTGCAGAAAATAAAAAAACAGAACCAGCAGATCAAGCACAAACAAATATACACAAGAAACCTACCATAGTAACTGTGCCATCCAATGCTTCTTCCAAAACTAGTTTAATTAGTGCGGCACAAGGAACAGGAACAACTGCTGTTGGCTCGGGAGTTATTTCAGGAAGTCAGGCCGCGGCCAAAGGAGCCGATGCGGTTGCAACAGCAAAAGCAAATGTACAGAAAGTAAAAAGTGCAATCGCTACAGCACAACAAGCGGCAAGCGATCCTGTTGGTTTTGCTTTAAGTGCAGTACAAGCGGCAACTGGATTTAGCATTCCAAGCAGTCCAGAAGGAATAGCATCTTTATTAGGAAAATTTGCAGAAAAACCAGATCCAAGAGGTGACGGAACAACTGATATATCAAAAGAGAAAAAAGAAGGATCTAGCGTATTAAGTAAGTTAGGTGATGTTGCAAGTTTAAATCCAGCAGATGCATTATCTAAAGTAACATCTGCGGCAAGTCAATTTGTGCCCGAGGGAGTAACAGAAGCAGTAAGTAGTGTTACTGAAATAGCATCATTGGGCGGAGTACCTGTTGATAATGTTGTTAGCACTGCTGTCAACAAAGTTACACAACCTGTACAATCTAGTTTACAAAAAGTAAAAAATGTTACAGATAGTACACAAGGAATTATAACATAATGGGAAAAGGTATATTCGCAAAACATTCTAAAACATTAAAGGTCACTGCACCTAAGCATTTCAACGAGTTGCATGACACATTATTTGATGTATTAGTAATGGGCCAGGTAAAAGAAATTGGTGGTATTGATTCTTTTAAAGTAAAATTATTAGGAAAACAATATACTGATTCAGATCCTATTACTGTAAGGCAGTTATATCCATACATTAGTAGTAAGGATAGAAACTACGTAGGTTCTGATGCTAAAAAATTTGATGATTCACAAACATCATCGGGATTTATTCTACCAACACCAGAAATAGGAACACAAGGATTAATAGCACTTGCAAACAAAAACTCAACAGAAGGGTTTTGGCTAGGAGGTATTATGCCTCCAGGAATAGGACACACTATTCCAGACTTTTCAACAACTTCTAATATAGCGGCCGAAAAAAGTAAATTAGATGAGTACGCAAGTGGTGTAGGTTTACCAGCATCAGAAATTCATTATTCATCTAATGATGGTTCAACAGAACCTACTAAATTAAAAAGAGCAATTCATCCTTTTGCAGAAGTATTAAAAAAACAAGGTCTGTTGGTTGATACAGTTAGAGGACAAACAACATCAAATCTGTTAAGAGACAAAAGAACAGGAATTGTTGGATTTAATACTCCTGGAAAGTTTGCTGAAAAGAAAGATTTAATTGATGTATCTATAAATTACAAAAAAGAAAAAAGAGAAGCACGTCTTACTAATTTAGGCGGTCATACATTTACAATGGATGACGGTGATTTTCTTGGAAATAATAATTTAGTTAGAATTAGATCTAGCAAAGGTGCTCAAATACTTTTACATGATACTGAGGAAATAGTTTACATAGCAAATCAATCCGGCAGTGCTTGGATAGAAATGACAGCAGACGGCAAGATTGATGTTTATGCCAAAGACAGTGTAAGCATTCATACAGAAGCAGATTTTAATTTTCGTGCAGACAGAGATATTAATTTTGAAGCAGGCCGTAATCTAAATCTAAAAGGAACAGAAAGAACTTATTTAGAAGCAAGTGAATTAAGATTGCTTGGAAAAATTGATGGTAGAATAGAAACAAGAGGACCTTTAGACATACAGTCAGACGATGCAAGAATTTCTGCTTCAGACTTTTCTTTAAGCACCGATAACCTAGATATTAGTAATAAACTAAACACAAGAATTAGAACGGGCGAAATTGATTTGGTTTCACAGTTTGGTCAACGTTACAGTGCAGGTACAGGTATTGAATTTAAGACCAACTTGCCTGAAAATCAAATTTGGAATAAGGTAACGTATAATCCTCAGAGAACATACTACAAAGGCAACACTGTTGTTTTTGCAACACAATTCTTTAAAGCATTAACACAAACCACATACCCTTCTAGCAATAACGCACCGGTACCGCCGCAAGCAGGCGAGTATTGGGAAATAGTTCCTCCGGTTGTACCAAAGACCACTCATGCTGACTTTAGGATTGATACGAATATTGTAGGACCATTGGAAGCAAAGTTTCAAGTTAATAGTAAGCACGATATTAGGTTGACAACTTTAAAGGGTAAAGTACAAGTTGTCGCAGTTACAGATACAATTGATATAACATCAACGAAAAATGTACATATTGATGGACTTCAGGTACATCTTAACTTGCCAGGCCCAGGAGCATTACCTTCTGATCCTATTGCAATATCAGCATTAGGCATACCTACACCTGATTCTAAAATTCCATTCGACACAGGTGCTGAAATGCCGTATAACGTTCCTGCACTTGGAGTATTTCCTAATGAAAAGACTGATAATACTCTGGAATGGAAAAAAGGTTACTATGCATCGGACACACCATTGATTAGCATAATGAAACGTATACCAATGCATGAACCATGGTCTGGACATGAAAGTAGAGATAAGAGTCTTTCATCTAGTGCCTACACTGACATAGAAATAAGCGGTAAATAGAGTTATGGGACAGTATAAAGAAATAAACATACAAACAAAAACTTCTAATGTAAACAATGCTACGAAAGTATCGCAGTTTTACAAAGGAATATCTACGATTAACGAAAATTCAAAGTCATTTTCTTTATATGACACAGAACTAATAAAACAAGATATTCTTAATCATTTTAACATACGCAAAGGAGAAAAAATATATAATCCGGAGTTTGGTACTATGATTTGGGGTATACTGTACGAACCACTTACTGAATCAGTTAGAGAAAAACTAATGGAAGATGTTTCAAGAATTATTGCGGAAGATCCTAGGGTCGATGCACGTAACATAATCATTGAAGAAAAAGGGTATGGAATACAAGTGTTGTTAGAACTTGAATTTAGTGCTTATAACCACATTGAAACAATGGTCCTAAAGTTTGATCGAGACAGTGGTTTAAGCAGTCGGTAATAATATACGCAGTTTATAATTTAAGGTAAATATTTGCATGGCAAGTTATGACAGACAAAACTCACTTTTAGTTACAGAAGACTGGTCTAAGATCTATCGATCATTCACAGACGCAGACTTTACAGCATATGATTTTCCTACTATTCGTAGGACAATGATCAACTACCTACGTAAGAATTATCCAGAAGATTACAATGACTATATTGAATCAAGTGAATATCTTGCACTTATTGACGTTATTGCATTTTTAGGACAAAGTTTAAGTTATCGTGTTGACTTAAATGCTAGAGAAAACTTTATTGAAACTGCTGAGAAAAAAGAAAGTGTGTTACGACTTGCTAGACTTGTTGGTTATAACAACAAAAGAAATGAATGTGCAAGCGGAATTTTAAAAGTTACAGGAATTCAAACCACAGAAAATTTAACAGATAGTTCAGGAACTCCTTTAAGAAGTAGATTTATAACTTGGAACGATGATTCAAATCCAAATTGGTTAGAACAGACAATTACTATTATGAATAGTGCATTTTCTGGATCAACAATTTACGGTAAACCTAATTCGTCTGAAATTATTGGCGGAATACAAACTGATTTATATAAAGTAAACAGTAACAACACAGATATTCCTGTTTTTACTTTTAGTAAATCAATTAACGGTACACAAACTCCATTTGATGTGGTTAGTGCTAAAATTGATTCAACAAACATTAGTGAAGAAACTCCTTTACCAGGGAATACATTTGGATTGTTATATAGAAATGACAAAAAAGGAAATAGTTCTGAGAACACAGGATTCTTTGTACATTTTAAACAAGGAGAATTAGTTACTTCAGATTTTACAATTAACGATCCTTCAAACAATGAAATCATTAATCTAAATACTCCAGACATAAACAATTCAGATGTTTGGTTATGGGAATTAGATCAGTTTGGAAATTACAAAACCGAATGGACTAAGTTAGACAGCACTATTGGCAGTAATGCAATATATAATTCTATTTCAAATAATAATAGAAAAATTTATACTGTTGTTTCTAGAGATTTAGATCAAATTAGTTTGAACTTTGCTGATGGAAATTTTGGTGATCTACCTAACGGAACTTTTAAAACATATTACAGAATTTCAAAAGGTGCAACTTACACAATTAGACCTGCAGATATGCAAAACATTGTTTTAGAGATTGGTTACACAAGTAAGTCAGGACAACAAAATACATTAATATTGCAATGTGCTTTACAGTCAACAGTGACAAATGCAAGTGCAACAGAAAGTGTTGATAACATCAAACGTAATGCACCACAGGCCTACTACACACAAAATAGAATGATTACAGGAGAAGATTATAATACTTTTCCTTTAACTTCAAGTCCACAAATTGTTAAGGCAAAAGCAGTTAACAGAGCAAGCAGTGGAATTAGTAGACAGTTTGAAATTAAAGATCCAACAGGAAAATATTCAAGCACCAACATAATTGCAGACGACGGCATAATTTATAAAAATGATTTTGAAGTTGATTTTGCATTTACGTTTTCATCTAGAAACGATGTATTAGGTGTTCTTAGAAATAGAGTCGAGCCAATTATTGCCGGAATTGCAACAAAAAGTTTTTACTATGATAAGTTTCCAAGGGTTAACACCACAGGACTTAACATTGATTGGGTAAAGTCAACAAATACGACAGGTGGAGTTACTGGTTATTTTAGAAATACAGTTAATGGTGCACCAATCACTGTCGGATCATTTACTGGAAACAACTTCAAATTTATTGCAACTGATTCAATGATTAAATTTGTTCCTCCAAGTGGGCGATACTTTTTACCTAATGGCGAGTTAACAACAACAAAAACAAAAACTACTAGAGATTACATCTGGGTTAAAGTTTTAAATGTTGTTGGTGATGGTTCAAATGGCGGATTAGGAGCGTTGGATGACGGTACTGGTCCTATTATATTAAGTGAAGTTATTCCAGCACTGTCAATACCAAGTGAAATTATTCCTAATATTGTTACTGATTTACCAAGCGATATTGAAACAGAAATAGTTGACCTAGTGTTTAACTATAAAAACTTTGGAATCAGATACGATCAATCAACACTTACTTGGAAAATTGTAACAAACGCCAATGTTAACACTATTGATCCTTTTAGTTTAGATAGAGAAGGTGATATATCTGGAACAAAAGCAGATAAAAGTTGGTTTGTATTATTTGAAACAGACGGTGAAACTTACACAGTTACATATCGTGGATTAGATTATAGATTTGAAAGTGAAAATCTAGTACAATTTTATGTTGATGCAAGAGGAAAGACATACGATCCTAAAACAGGATTAGTAATCAAAGATCAAGTTAAAATTTTAAAAGTTAATGAAGATCCAATATTGGATACTATATTAACAAAAGATTATCCATGGGAAATCACAGGTACTATTAGAAATCCAGATGGATTTGAAGATACTAACAGAGTAGAAGTCAATTTGTATGATTCTGATGACGACGGAATGATTGATGATCCAGACAGTTTTATAAATGTTGTTGCACCCGATTCTGTTGACGTTAGAGGATATAAAGATAAATTTGTTTTCTTTCAAAATACTGTAGTTGATAATGTTACTGTTGCAAAAAAAGTTTCTGCAACCAACTTTATAATTTTTGATAAAGAAAGCAGTATTCCTGCACTAAGTGATTATACAAATGGACAATTATTTTATTTCTACGGGTCAACAGAAAATGTTGTAAAGAGTTACAATTCAACAACAGGTTCTTTAGATTTACAAAATTCTTATTTTGCAAAACCAGGCAGAGATGGTGTTAAGTTTCAATATATTCACAATGCTGAAAATGATCGTAGATTAGATCCAAGTAAAACAAATATAATTGATTTATATATGTTAACTGAAGCATATGATGATTCTTATAGATATTATATCAACAATGGCGGAACAAAACCAGAAGAACCAAGTTCAGAACAACTTAGAAGTCAATTTGAACCTGCATTAGAAAAGGTTAAATCGATTAGTGATACATTAATTTTTCATACAGTAAAATATAGAGAACTTTTTGGATCAAACGCTGATACGGATCTTCAAGCACAATTTAAAATTGTAAGATCACAACAAAGTGCAATTAGTGATAATCAATTAAAGTCGGGTGTAATATCTGCGATTAATGAATTCTTTGATATACAGAACTGGGATTTTGGTGACACCTTCTTTTTTACAGAATTAGCAACGTATGTTCACAATAAATTGGCGCCGGATTTAGCAAATATTGTTATTGTTCCTCGTAGCAATAGTCAAGCATTTGGATCTTTGTTCCAAATAACAAGCAAGTCAGATGAAATTTTTATTAGCAGTGCTACAGTAGATAACGTTGAAATTATAGATAGTCTAACAGCCGCAAACTTACAGTCATCAGGAAATGTTGTAAGTAGCGTCGACCAAGTAGGTACAGTTTCCGTTACTTCAACTAGCACTTCAAGTAGCGGAGGTAGTACTTACTAATGGCTTATAGTGACAATAGCAACGTTCCTGTCAATTCAACGAACAAGGACAAATATAGAAACAGTTCCGCATTACTGCCGATGTTCTTTAGAACAGAAGCAAACAAGAAGTTTCTTGGGTCTACAGTTGATCCTTTAATTTCAAAAGGACAACTAGAGAGAATTAATGGTTTTGTTGGAAGTAGATATTCCAAAACTGTTTCTCCGAATGATAGATATATTCCAGAACCAACATCAAATAGAA